GACCTCATCGCTGAAATCACCAACCCTGAGAACGGCACCATCTACTGGATCGAAGCGGCACACGCTGCCAAGCAGCATGGTCTGTGGGATGACTTCCGCACCGACTACGGAACGACCTCTGCCTTCGGTGGGGTCGATGCTGGGGAGTTTCTGGTCTGGCTGGGGTATTGACCCTGGCACCCCGACCCTGTAGAATTCCAAAGCAAACCGCAACCGACCTCATGCTGGACGGAACCATCGCTACCGCCTTCGACGACCTGACCTCCTTCCAGCTGGAGGAGTGGCTGTGGGAAGGAAACCCCACCGCCAAGGAGAAGCGGGCCATCCTTAAGGAACTGGTATCCCGCCAGCAGCGCCGTGAAGCAATTGCCGACCTGCTCTGGTGACCCCTACGGGGAGGGTTGACCCCCTCCCCTCCATCCTGTAGAATTCTCAAGCAACCGACAGACGACCGATGCGTTTCCCCCTCTCTCAAGCAACCCGCCTCTCTGACCGTCAGACCGTGTGGGTCTCCGCCTCTGACAATGCCAAGAATGCGGACGGTCGCCCCTCTCAGTTCGTGCACTGGGGTGTGCCCACTGCCACCATCGCCGCCGCCTATTCTGAGGCACACCGTGGCACTCACCGCTGCCCCATCAGCGGGTGGGTCAGTCAGCAGGGGTGAGGGGTCTCCCCCCCCATTCGTGGGTGGCAGTCATTCGTGCGTGTTTGGCAGTCGCCCCCGCCCGTTGCCCGCGTCGCGGGGCGGCGTGTTATAAGGTTACCCCCCGTTCATAAATCGATGGGTCCCCCTAACCTACAAAGTGTTACGAAAGGCATCTATATATCACACTGATTATAAAAATTTTTTTCCCTATATAAAAACGAAAAAAGGTTTAGAGGAAATGAAAAAAAATTCCGGAGATATTTTCGAGTCCATAGAGGTCGATCCAATTAGTGGGGAGTATTACATTACAATCCCAGAGCAAGTCATGAATGAACTCTCATGGTATGAAGACACTGAAATATCCTTTAAGATTGAGGGGGACGAAGTAGTCTTAACCGAAAGGGAAGTCGATTGACACTCTATACATAATACTGTATGATACTGAAGTAAACAACTTATCTCATGGTAAAAGGATTCACTGTAAAAGCAAAGGCACCCGCTGCCTCACAAACTACACAAGAATGGGATTATAATCTAGCAAAAGAGATGGTGCGTGGTAAGTCCGTCGTCTTTTGTCTTCCTGGAAGAGGAGTCTCTTACACATACTTGAAGAATTTCGTGCAACTCTGTTTTGACTTAGTTCAGGCGGGAGCAAGCATTCAAATCTCGCAAGACTATTCATCAATGGTAAACTTTGCAAGATGCAAATGTTTAGGTGCGAATGTACTGCGAGGACCTGACCAAATTCCCTGGGATGGCAAATTGAAATATGATTGGCAACTATGGATTGACTCTGACATTGTTTTTAATACTGAAAAGTTTTATCAACTAGTCTTAATGGACAAAGACATTGCTTCTGGTTGGTATGCGACTGAAGATGGTCATACGACCTCAGTTGCACACTGGTTGGATGAAGATGATTTCAAAGGTAATGGTGGAGTGATGAATCATGAAACCGTTGAAAGCATCTCTAAGCGTCGGAAACCATTTACAGTTGACTATGCAGGATTCGGTTGGCTTCTGATTAAGAATGGAGTATTTGAGCATCCTGAAATCAAGTATCCTTGGTTTGCCCCTAAGATGCAAGTCTTTGAATCTGGTCAAGTTCAAGATATGTGTGGAGAAGATGTATCATTCTGTTTGGATGCAAAGGAAGCAGGATTTGAAATTTGGTGCGACCCTCGCGTGCGCGTTGGACACGAAAAAACAAGGATTATTTGATATGACTAACGATAACGAAACTTACAATATCCTATGTAAGGGTCGTAGAATATATACAGGACTTACAGAGGAAGAATATTTCAATGTAATGGAGGACTTGTCAATAGAATTCTATCAGACAGGTTCTCCACGACCTGAAGATATTGAAACTGAAATTTTAACGGAGAGTAAACTATGGCAAAAGGCGGATCACTGAAGAATAGTTCTTATATTCCAGGACCTCCTAAGAAGTCTCGTCAAGGCAATGGAGGTGGTACTAAGTATGCACCTTCTTCTCGTAATGGGGCACGAAAGAAGTATAGAGGACAAGGAAAAGGATGAAAAAGAGTTCTCATGGACCAGGCGGTAAGCACCGTAGAACTGGCACTTGTCGCACGAATGCTCAAAAGGCAGCGGCACGGAAAAGAAGAAAACTCAAACCAGGTAGAAAATACGGATTTAAGTAGATAAAATAAATACATTTTTTGTGTACAACTGAATTGGAAATCTTTTCAATGGGCAAACACCTACTCTTAGAGGTGTATGATGTTGATTTTGAAGCGATTAATGATGTAGAATCGCTTCAAAATGCCATGTTAAAGGGCATTGAGCGTGCTCAGATGACCGTTTTAAACGTGTTTTCGCACTGTTTTATACCTCAAGGTTGTACAGTCGTCATTGCCCTTGCAGAAAGTCATGTTTCCTGCCATACTTGGCCCGAAAATGGGTGTTTGGCAGTCGATGTTTACACATGTGGTGATAGAAATCCAAAATTAATCGCTTTAGAGATACTAAAATACTTAAATTCTGACAATTACACTCTTCGGGAAATCGATCGTTAAATAGAAATAAGGAGATAGCAACCTCCTTTATAAAAGTTCTGTTTTATTCATTAAAACAGGAGCTAAAATGGTTGATAGAGACTCAAATTACATGTATCAAATGTGGGGAACCACAAAACTGATTAGTGATTATGGTAGTTTAGATCAAAAAAGAGTGATTCAAGAGATTATGCACGATGTTGCACCTCGTCATGATCTAAAAAAACAAGAAGAATTGCATGAAAAGATCCGTAACGATGAAGATTATGATGATTGGGAGTATGGAACTGAACCGACCTATGGAATTCCTTGGAAATAACTAATAAATAATGGAAGAAAATCCATACGTCAATGGCAGCCACCCGAATATCCAGAGCATTTAAGGATATTAGTTTCTCCTTTGAACCACATCCGGTAACAAAGGACCTGCCTGTTTTGGTCAATGAGAGGGCGATTATTAGATCAGTTCGTAATTTAGTTGAAACTATCCCAACAGAAAGGTTTTTTAATCCACTGTTGGGATCTGATGTTCGCAGAACTTTATTTGAATTCGTTGATTATGGTTCTGCGTCGGTGATTGAAGATCAAATTAAAACTACGATTAATAATTTTGAAGATAGAGTTGATAATGTGCAAGTTGAAGTTGACCCAAGACCAGATGATAATTCTTTTGAAGTGAATATTATTTTCGATATTATTGGACAGGAATTTCCAACACAACAATTTTCATTCTTACTAGAGGCAACACGATAAAATGCCTTTTACTCAATTTACAAATCTAGATTTCGATCAAATTAAGGTCCAGATCAAAGATTATCTACGTGCAAATTCAAATTTCACTGATTTTGACTTTGAAGGATCTAACTTTTCTGTCTTAATTGATACATTAGCGTACAACACTTATATTACAGCATTCAACTCTAATATGATTGTGAATGAATCCTTCTTGGATTCTGCGGTTCTAAGAGAGAATGTTGTTTCGTTAGCAAGAAATATTGGTTACGTACCACGCTCTAAAACTGCTTCTAGGGCGGCAATTACCTTTGAGGTTCCTACTAGTACTACCAGTCCGTTCCTAACGCTACAAGCGGGCCTAGTGTGCGTAGGATCGTTTGATAATACATCATATCGATTTTCAATTTCCGAAGATATTACAACAACAGTTAGTGGTGGGATAGCCAGATTTGGATCCTCATCTTCACCAGTATATGTTTATCAAGGAAGTTTACTCACAAAGGAATGGGTTGTTGATAAATCACAAGACCAAAGATTTATTCTTGAAAATCCAAATATCGATACTTCAAGAATTGTAGTATATGTAAAAGGCATCAATGATAGTGGTCTTGGAAGAGAATACTTTAAAG